CACCGTTCGAGATCGTGCGTGCAGTCTCAGATAAAACAATCGAACTGAGATCTATGACTGCTGAACGTGCAGCCGATTGGAAGCCAAAAATTGTTGCTGGTGGATATGCTGGACACTGCACAAACAATGGCAACCAAAGCAAGGCATGGGTCATCAAGTCAGATCCAGAAGGCTATACAGTTCGCGCCCGTCTTCAGAAGGATGGCTCTTGGAAATCTAGTCACGGGCGTCACAGCCTTCACACTGCGGCAATCAAAAAATACGATTACAACTTCTAATCAATCGGGGGCTTCGGCCCCCACTATCTATTTAGAAAGGATGGATAAATGACCCTAGCAGTCACACACTGCCCAGAGTGCCGCAAAAAACTAAAGGCGCTCGACTCAAGGCCGCACGTTAGGTACGGCTTCCAAACAGTCAAAAGACGTAGAGTATGCAAGCCATGCAACTTTAGAATATCAACAATAGAACTGCCAATCACAATTGGTAATGATGTCTTTTTAGAAGAGGAGGAATAAATGATAACTAAATCGTGGAAGTTTAAAGGCTTCGATTCAGAAATGCCCGAATGGGTTCAGGAAGAAACCAGCAAGCGATTGGGAAGTCCAGACATCTGGGTGCACACACAGCGTGGTGAAGAGCCAGCGCAGGTAGGTCAGTGGATCTCAATTAACCTGCGTGGCCACGTCGATATACACAACGAAAAGCCAGAGGGATGGATTAAAGAAATCCTGACTGGCGTAGCCTTAACAGTTCTTATAGTCGCACTGCTTGTCATAATGCTGGCTTGGTGATAAACAACAAATACTGCTTGATAAGGCTTCACCTGTAGCCGCATCATAAACTAGACCCGCTTGGCTAGGTTTCGCACTGCAACGGCGGGTCTTTCTTTTTTCAGTGATCTGATCTACATTCCCAAAAATACAGCTCACCACTGCAAGAAAGGTTACGTCATGGCAAAAGCCAAAAGTAAAAATCCCGTTGGAAGACCCAAGTTTGAGGTCACTGAAGAAGTTCTGCAAGAAGTCGAAGAGCTTGCAGGCCAAGGTCTGACAGTCAATCAAATAGCTACTTGCTTGGGTGTTTCACCCGCAACTATTTACAATAAACAGGCTCAATATTTAGAGTTTTTAGAGACTATAAAAAAAGGGAAGGCTGTTGGGCTTGCAAAAGTCACCAACGCGCTCTTTGAAAATGCCACTGTCAACAAAGATAATGTGGCCATAATTTACTACCTAAATAACAGAGATAGAGAGAACTGGTCGAACAAGCATGAAATTTCAGCCACTGTCGAACAGAGAAATGTAATAGATCTAACGAGGGTAAGTGATGACCAACTCAGCGCAATTACAGCAGCTTTTGAGCAGTCTAACCTTGGAGCAGGTCAAGGCAGAGAAGTATCGGCGCAGTCTCAAGGAATTTACGAAGGCAGCTTGGCCGACGATTGAACCGGGCGTTGAGTTTAAGAACAACTGGCACATCGACGCAATCAGTGACCACCTACAGGCTGTAGTCGATGGTGACATAAAGCGCCTGATCATTAACGTGCCGCCTCGACACATGAAATCGCTGTCAGTTGCCGTTGTGCTGCCTGCTTTTACTTGGGCTACGCAACCGTCTAAGAAATTCCTCTACGCATCCTACGCAAGCTCCCTGTCGATCAGGGATAGCACTAAGTGCCGTAGGTTGATCGATAGCCCGTGGTATCAGGCGCACTTTGGCGATAAGTTTAATTTGACCGACGATCAAAACCAGAAGCAGCGTTTTGAGAACGATAAGACTGGATACCGCATTGCGACCTCAGTTGGCGGCGCCCTAACTGGTGATGGTGGTGACATTATCTGCATCGATGATCCGCACAACTCAGTGGAAGCCGACAGCTCCAAAGTGCGTGAGGGTGTGCTAGATTGGTGGGATCAGGCAATGCAGACGCGCCTTAACGATCCTAAGACAGGCGCGTTTGTTATCATTATGCAGCGCCTGCACGAACAAGACCTGACAGGTCACGTCCTATCCAATCAGCTTGGCGATGAGTGGGATCACCTTTGCATTCCAGCTAGGTATGAAATTGGAGGGCCAAATCCAATAAAATCCAGCCTTGGCTTCACAGATCCACGCACAGCCGAAGGTGAGCTTCTGTGGCCAGAACGCATTGATGAACACACGCTCAAGACCCTAGAGCGCAGCCTTGGCACTTACGCAGCGGCTGGGCAACTACAGCAGCGCCCATCGCCCAAGGGTGGTGGTATTCTAAAGGCAAGCTGGTGGGTTCCTTGGGAAAGCGAAGACCTGCCAGAAGTCGAATATGTTCTGCAGTCGTGGGACACAGCCTTTGAGGCGAAGGAAAGCTCTAGCTTTAGCGCGCGAACTACTTGGGGCGTATTTCGTCATCAGGGCGCCATGTGCGCGATTGTGCTGGAATGCTGGTACGATAAGGTCAGCTATCCAGAGCTACGCAAGATTGCCCAAGAGGCTTACGAAGATTGGGAGCCCGACGCAGTGCTAATCGAGAAGAAGGCGTCTGGCCAATCTTTGCTGCAAGATCTGCGTATGGCTGGCATACCAGTTTTGGCTTATTCGCCTGACCGCGATAAGGAAGCTAGAGCCCATGCATCTAGCGCACTTTTAGAAGACGGAAGAATTTATTTCCCTTCAAACAGAAAGTGGGCTAAAGATTTAATAGATATATGCGCGGCCTTTCCTGCACATCCCAACGACGATGTTGTGGATACCTGCACACAGGCGTGGTTAAGATTGCGAAAAGGTTGGTTTGTTGGTCACACTGAAGACCCAGAAGATGACGAACCAGTACAAAAACAAAGGATGACGCTCTATGGCTGACCCAGAAAACATTATCCCTTTTGCCGAAGGCGCTCCAGCCGACGATCTAATGGTCGAGGAACTTGCCAATGGCGATGTTTTAGTTGGAGATCCAGAGCTAGATATGATCGAAGAAGTTGATGACGCACAGTTCGACATTAACCTAGCAGAAACAATTGACGAACGTGAACTGGCTAGAAAAGCACAGGAACTTGTTAGCTACTACGAAAATGACCGTGCAGCCAGATCTGAGTGGGAAGAACGCTACAAGGAAGGTCTAAAGACTTTAGATCCCGACGGTGGCTTAGATGAGGGCGAAGATGAGCGTGGAACCCGTGGCTTGTCCATCGTGGTGCATCCGTTGATCGCAGAAGCCGCTACACAGTTTAACGCCAAGGCAATCGCAGAACTATATCCGTCAGGTGGTCCAGTTAAGTCCGTCATAATCGGCACGCCAGATGAGAAGATTGAAGAGCAAGGTCGCAGAGTTCGTGAGTTTATGAACTACCAGATCACGCAGGAAATGCCTGAGTATTTCCCTGATCTTGATCAGATGCTGTTTCACCTTCCGCTGATCGGCCATACGTTTAAGAAAGTCTGGTGGGACGCTAACATGGATCGGCAGTGCAGCCAGTTCGTAAAGGCTGAAGACTTTGTGGTCGCCCCAGAGAGTAAAGATCTCTACACCTCGCCACGCTACACCCACGTCATTCGGATGCCGAAGAATGACTTTAATCGCTACGTTAAGAACGGATATTACCTGCCGACTAAATATAACGGCGATGATTCAATAGATCCATCTGGCGATATTATTGGCGAGATCGAAGGCGTTGATAAATACGACGATAGCAATGACAACGTAATGACGCTTCTGGAAATGCACGTCTACGATTTGTTCGACGGCATTGACGGCGAGGAAATGGATGACGGCGAAACTGATGACAATGCAGTGGCAATTCCGTATGTCATCACGATTGATTACGACAGCCAGAACGTAGTGGCGGTTCGCCGCAATTGGAAAGAAGAAGACGAGCTGAAGAAGCGCCGCGACTGGTTTGTGAGCTACAAGTTCTTGCCGGGTCTGGGTTTCTACGGTTTTGGTCTGTACCACATGATCGGTGGATTAGGTAAAGCGGCTACTGGATCTCTGCGCGCATTGCTCGACAGTGCGGCGTTCTCAAATATGCAAGGTGGATTTAAGCTGCGTGGTCGCGTTCAGGGCGGCGATATGCAGATCAGCCCCGGCGAGTTTGTAGATCTCGACAGTACAGTTGATGACGTAAACAAGGCGATTATGCCATTGCCGTTTAAGGAGCCGTCAGGTTCGCTGTTTAATCTGCTTGGCTTTATGGTTGATGCAGGCCAGCGATTTGCGTCTACAGCCGATTTAAACATTGGCGACGTTAACCCGAATGCGCCAGTGGGCTCTACGGTTGCTCTGATTGAGCAGGGATCGAAGGCATTTAGTGCTATCCACAAGCGCCTGCACTACGCGCAGGGTCAAGAGTTTAAACTACTTGCGGCGCTGAACGCTGAGAACCTCCCCGATGAGTTCAGCTTTTCGCAGGCTGGAGCTGCGGAGATTATCTACCGCGCCGACTTTGATGATCGGATTGACATTGTCCCAGTAAGTGATCCGAACATCTTCTCGACAGCCCAGCGCATAGCGCAGGCACAAGCTGTCTTGGAAATGGCGCGATCAGCTCCGCAGCTTCACGATCTTTATGCAGCCTACAAGCGGATGTATGAGGCGATCAGAATACCGAATATTGATGAGATCCTGAAGAAGCCTGAAGACGCCATTCAGATGGACCCGATTGATGAGAACATGAGCGTGTTGTACGGCAAGCCAATTCGGGCGTTCCCAGAGCAGGATCACGATTCACATATCGCGGTTCATATGCAGTTTATGCAAGATCCGTCACTGGCAGGAAACCCCGGCGCCAAGGCTATGCAGCCGGTGTTGATTGCACATATCGCAGAACATATTGCGTTGCTGTATCGTCAGCGGATGGAGGCCAGCATTCAGATGGAAATGCCTCCAATGCCAAACTTCAGAGATCCAGATTTTCAGTTTAACGAAGTTGACCCACAGATGGATCGCTTGATTAGCCAACGCGCAGCGCAAGTTGTGCAGGCGGCTCCACAGATGAAGCAAATCGAGGCGCTTACTGGTATGGGCGGCGGTCAGGAACAGCAGGGTAATCCGTTGCAATATGCACAGGAACTTGCCAAGCTGGAGACTGAGGCACTGAAGGCGCGTACTCAGGCGCAGATCCAAGCTGATCAGGCCAAGGCTAAATCAAGCATTGAGATCAAGCAGGCAGAGGCACGTCAGGACATGGAGATTGACGCGGCCAAGGCGCAGGCTGATATGCAGGCCAAGATTGCAAAGTTGCAGGCAGAGCTCCAGCTAGAGCGTGAAAAGAATGCGGCTAAAATACAGATGGAGATGATGAAGAATGATCCAACCATATAATCTACCTCCAATAAACCCTGCGGCTTTTGGCGGTCTGCCCGAAGCTCCACAGGGCGGTCAACAACAGCCAACACAGGGCGGTCAGGGTCAGCCTCCTATGGACATGAATAAATACCTAATTGATAAAGTTATGGAGATTAAGCGGCGTATGGGTGGCGGTGGAAGTATGGGCGCGCTGGGAGCAATCTCAGATGCCATGATGCAACAACCACAACCGCAAGGTGGCCAAGAGCCGCAACCGCAACCGCAGCAACCACCTATGAGGGCGTGATGAACAATAGCTTTATAGATCGTGTGAACGCAATTGTTCAACAGAACCAATCGACTGACGCTGCCTACCCAGATGCAGGCATTGGTGCGCTAGAGAACGTGGCCAACAATGTCCCACGGCAGGCACAACTAATGAACCAGCCACATATGCTGGCATATATTAATCCGCAGGAAGAGCAGATGTTGCGTGATATGGGTGGCGCAGGATTGCCCGGCCCTGACGGCATTCCTGTTTATGGGTTTTTTGATTGGGCAAGAGATACAGCAAGCAATATTGGAAGCTCTATAAAAGAAACTGCCTCTAATGTTTATGATACTGTCAGCACTGCCGCTACCAATACGTTTGGGGATCAGGGCTCTGTCGAGACTTTTTTTGATACTTATGTTGCCGATTTTGACGGCGATAGCACCCCCACCAACACAGTTTATGGCACGGGACCATTAGAAGAAGTTACGTCAGGTCCGATTACATATACAGACAACAATGGCGTAGAGCATTCGACCCAAGCGGCGGCAGACGCTGCGAATGTAGTAATTGACGCAAAATTTAACCCACTAGATTATTCTATGACTGAAGAAGGTCGCGCTATACCAAAAGAGCAGTTAATTGCCGAAGCAAGGGCAGCAGGGCTAAGTCATTATGTTTTGAACGGAAATTATGAACCAGTACCAGATGAGGTAGTTGAAACTGAAGATACGGGTGGCGCGCTGCCTACTGGATCGAATAGCGTGCGCGAAACTTTAGCAAATTTAGTTACGCCATTTGACGGCGCTAAGTATATTGATGGTGTTTTAACCAATACGACAACTGGCGAAGATATGACTGGCGGTGGCACTGCTACTGGCCTGCTTGGAGAAAACTACGTCTATGGTGTTTCTGATGATCCAACTACTGGAACAGCAGTAGATACAACTGGTATGTCAGAAGACGAAGCAACTGTGGCAGAAATAAAAGATGATTTATTAAGGGATATTCCACCTAACGATTTAGCTTACTTTGGATCGTTTTTTGGCAATAGTGTAATACCTTATTTTGGGGGCGCTATTGCAGGTAAAATGCTTGAGGCTAGTATCGAAGGTCGCAGGGCGATTGTGGATGAGCAAATATCTGCTTTGGAAACTGGCGCCACGCCATTGTTTAATGATGCTGGTGAGTACATTGGCTTCGATACATCTACTATGACTGGCAATGTTAGTGCTATTTTAGACGAATACGGAGCTGAAGGATTACTCCCCGGTGGCTTGCCAGAAGATGTAGCAAACGAAGAAAATACACGTTTCAATACGGTGTTTGATGTTCAGTCTACCGCTGCCGATGCTGACCCAACTGGCATGAGTACAGAGGATGGCTTTATTACAACTGGAAGCGGTTATGGCGCTTTAGATGGAACAGAATATTATATTGAAGGTGACGGAAGCGTCCAAGAAGTTACAGACGGAATAGTTAACTATGATGATGCAAAAAGTGGCGAAACTGTAGAAAGTGTGTATGGCATAGAAGCTGCCACTGATACGACTGACGAAGATCCATTAGTTAGCAAAATATACAACAGGTTCTTCAGAAGCGGAAATACTGCTGGATTGCCGATTTATATGGCAAAATGGATGGATGGCGTAGATTTTGATGAGCGTTTAGAAAAAGTTATGGTAGAGGGTAAAGTAATGTATAAGAATGCCGAAGGTGATCTTATATCTGCGAAAGACCTTGAAACCGCATTGAAGTACGACAATGATGGAAATATAATTGAAACAGAAGATTGATATAGGAGGCTGCGATGCCAAACGAAATGCAAATGAATCCTGACTACCAGTTAGTTATGAGTTTCTTACAAAAGATTCGCCCCGGCGATATGGATGAGGAATCTGCACAGCAGCTTATGATAATTGGCCAACGCATCCAAGCAGGCGGCGTATTGTCAGATCAGGAACGCGAAATGTTTCAGTCGGTCGTTGGCGCTACAGACAGGTTTCCAGTTGAGCAGATGGACACATTCCCACAGGGTACAAACCCAGACATTATGAAACAGCCAGCACAAGGTATGGGTGCAATGTCAGACGCTGAGATGAAATTGGCAATGAATACAGCGATGCCAACAAATCTCACTCAAAAACAAATGGATCAGTTTATGGCTCAAAAGAATGCGGCGCAGCAACGCATGGGTGCAATGCAAGGTATGGCTCCAGCTACTCCAAGCCCTCAAATGCAGAAATCATACCAAGTTGATGACCGCATGGAGCAAATGACGCCTATGAATATGCAAGAGATGATTGACGCAGGTATAATCGTACCGAAGCGCCCAATGACGCGCCCAACAGCGCCAATGACATCAATGCGTCCACAGACGCGACGATAAAGGAGGCTGATATGGCTGAAGTTAATGTAGAAAATATGGAAGACAACGCCACTTTGTTTATGAGCAAAATGGGGTTTTCTCACACTGAAGCTGGACTTGATATGACTGACGATCAGTTAGTTAACTTCCTGCTGTTATGCCACCAGACAATGATGGGCATTGATCAAGACGAAGAAATGTATGATGACGAAGAGATGTATGACGATGACGAAATGATGGAAATGCCAGATGGCAAGGATATCAAAGTCAAAGTTATGAAGCTCGACGGTGGCAACGTGCACGAAATGATGAACAAACTTCTAGGAGGCTAATATGCCTGTAGTGAAGGTCAAGGGCGGCTACCGTTGGGGAAGCAAGGGCAAGGTTTATAAAACCAAGGCTGAAGCTGCCAAGCAGGGCCGCGCTGTCTATGCGTCAGGCTATAAGGGCAAGAAGTAATGGCTGGTATTCTTAAATTTTTACAAGCTGGAGCTGATCTAGGCAAAAAAATTAATGTTGATGTCGATGATGCCGTTGACGCTTTAGGCCAGCCCATTGGCAGTCTAAGTGATCTTGCGGGTATGGGCGACAACAGGCCACCACCAAATATGCGAATAGATCCGCTTGAGAGCGTAGATTATCCAGCAGGATTTTTTCCTGAATACCGTGGCGCAGCACCAAATAGAACTGAGCCATATCCAAGATATAGGCCAGCTAAAACAACTGAGAGAATGCAGCGTCTAGAGCTATCAATTGCTGATGAAGACAACCCAATTAACAATATATTTGATTCTTACATTGAAAAAGGCAAAGTGCTTGCTGGACCTGATTGGTACAATACTGAGGAATTGCGCGATTGGATGGTGGGCTCTTTGGGGGAAGTAGAAGGCGACAAGCAATGGCGCGAATATCTAGAGCTTGTTGGAACAACATCTACTGGATCTAAAGTTCCGCAAAACATTAGGTTCGCTAGTCTGTACAGAGCTATTGCTCCAGAAGATCGCATAAGAGTGGCTCAGATGGTGAAGGATGAAGGCGTCACACCACTTGCAGCCGCAAAAGAGCTAGGCGTTGAGCCAGCAAATATCCCAGACGATTTTAACTATGGACACATCAAGCAGCGCAACCAAGCTGGTAATGTGGTAAATAGAGAAATGGGTTCTTGGGAGCGCGTGGTTCCCGAAGAGCTTACTGGTGCACCTCTAAGTAAGTGGCTACAAGCAAACCCCAAGGTTAAAGGCTTTGGTAATGACTTGCTTGGTGACGATGTAAACATTGCGGCTGATATGCACTTTATGCGGATGTTGGCTATGTCAGATGGCGGTGGAGATTTTCTTAGCGCCCAAGCAAAACTAAGTGGCGAAAATGCAAGGATTGCTGCTGAAATTATTGGCCCTAGAAAAATTAAGAAATACACATCTACGCGCATGGTTAATGGCAAGGAAATGTCAGAGATAAATTTATTTAAGGCTTGGAAAGACGGCCATATTAAAGATACATTTCCGTTCCAAGAGATCCCTACTGCGTGGTCTGACACTCCAAAAGCAAATGAATATGCGGCCTACGAAGACATGGCTAACCGTGTATCAGCTAAGTACGACATGACCCCTGCACAGTTTCAAGCAAGCCTGTGGATGGGAGCTGGAGACATCACTGGCTTGGCAGACGAAAGCCAAGGTACGTTTATGGAGCTGTTTAGGCGTAGCCTAGACAAGAGAGCTGGTGAGCGCGGATTAACTCGCAAAGAAATGCTAAACGATTTTATTAAAAACAAGGCTGTATTATCGGTTCCACTTGCTATTGGTGGTGCAGGAACTTACGGCGCCCTACCACCTGACAATCAACAACTTCCAGAAGGATAATTATAATGGCTAAACCCGGATTATATTCAAATATCGCTGCAAAGAAAAAGCGCATAGCTGCTGGGTCTGGCGAGAAAATGCGTAAGGTTGGTCAAAAAGGCGCGCCGGCCAAAGGTGCGTTTAAAGCTGCGGCTAAGACCGCAAAGAAACCAAAGAAGAGGAGAGCATAATGGGTATTTTAAATAACGAACACGATGATTTTGAAGACCAATGGGAAGAAGATGCCATAGAGCAATCAATCGAAGATGCTGCAATAGAAGCAGACATGAAGCGTCAAGACGCTGAAATTGAAATGGAGCATCATAATGGCTGCTGGTGTTAAGCATTACTTTAAGAACGGCAAAGAGCATACGGGCGCCACTCACAAGGACGCCAAGGGCAAGGTCATGTCTGGCGCGCGTCACACGGCCTCCAGCAAGTTTCTGGTCCACATGAAAGATCTGTCGGATACTGCAAAAAAAGTAGCTAGGAAAAAAGCATGAAAAAGATGAGCAAGGGTCAAAAAAACATTGCCAAGCAGGCCAAGCCTACAAACAAGATAACTGGCGCTGACTTTAAAAAGCTGAAGAAGAAGAAAACCAAAAAGTAATGGGTATTTTTGGCTCACTAGATAACTTAGGCAAAGCTGCACAGTCTTTGGGCCGTGATATGTTTGGCCTTGAGATCAAGTCTAACTCTAAAATTGCCAATATTGCAAAAGAATCCGGCGTGACACTAGATACTCTGGAAACAGCTCCCCTAGAGACTCTGAGCGACATTCTGAATACCGCTGCGCGCCAAAGGCTATTAGACCCCCGCTTTGCTAATAGCATCAATATACAGATCGCCAAGGACGCGCAGGCAGCTATGCCTGCAATGCCCACGCTGAAGATAGATAACCCCGGCGGCGATTGGCTAGAAAGCAAGTTGCGATATGCTCAAGCTGCCCGTGATGATGCAGAGCCAAATACCTATCGCTCAACCTTGGGAACTGGCGAAGGTGTTACAGGTTATTTCACAGAAAGATTGCGCCTTGATCCAACAACGCTTGCAAACGTGGCGGGATCTGTCGGCGAAGAAAGGTATCGTCCAGATGCAAACAAAATGCGTAGGTTGCGTCAATCTATTGCAGAAACTGGCTATGAGGAATCTCCAATTCTTATTCATGTGCGTGAAGATGGCGTACCGTTTGTGGTCGAGGGCAACCACAGAATTATTGAGGGCATTGAGAGTGGCAGGCCAACCATACCTGTGGAGATAAATTACCTCAGAGGCGCAGAAGATGTAGATGGGCCACTTAGCCCAGAATCTTTAGGAGTACCAAGGTAATGGCAACGTACAAAGGTAAGAGCGTAAAGCTAAACAAGCCACGCCGCATATCCAAGGGCGAAACTTCTTACGGCAAGAAGAAGTCTGTGGTATATGTGACGGACGGCGATAAGATTAAGCGCGTGACCTTTGGAGATCCCAAGATGTCTATCAAAAAAACCCAGAAGGGTCGAAGATCTAACTTTAGGGCGCGCCACAACTGTGATAACCCCGGCCCCAAGACTAAGGCACGATACTGGTCGTGTAAGGCGTGGTAGATGGTTAGAGGAACAATATTATGCCGATAGCTAGTGGAGAAACATATGCTGCCTTCTTAGAAGAGCAGAACCGCAGGCGGCGGCAAGCTCCACTAACGCCCGTTGCAGATCCTGTTGGATATGTTGCGCCAGAGGTAAACCAAACAGAACAACCATTTAGCAATTTTGGCTATGACGTGGCAGGCGATTATTTAAGTTCTGGTTTGAGCAGTTTAAAAAAAGCGTTTACGGGACAGGGCGTAGCCACAATGCTCCCAGAGATGGCATTCTACCCCGGTGGACCTACAGGCTTAGAAAAAGTCTACGGTGGCGTTGCTGACACTACCCTTGGGCTGTTTAGCACTATTGTAGCTGGTCTTGGAGGCGTTGCTGGATTTGTGGCTGAACAAGTTCCGTTTCAAAACGAAGAAAAAGAAGATCGACTGTCTAGAGATTTACTTGGCGGCATTGAGTTTGGGGAGCAATTTTTAGCTCCATATTTAGGTGTTCCACTTAGGCTCTCAAAAATAGCAAGGCTAGGTCAGCAAGGCAAAAATTTACCTTCAATGGATTTAAGATTGCAGGACGGACCTGAGTTTGATGCCTCGCTTGAAGAGTTTGCAGCCGCAGAGAGGCAACGAAACTTTGCACAGCAACCGCTATTACTTGAAGACCTTACAGATGATATTGATACCTTTGAGAGAGCAAGACAAGAGCGTTTTCAGCGAGATGTAGATATGCATGACGTAAGTTTTGCAGAGGAGCAACAAGTAAGACGTGATGCATTAAATGTAGGCCCAGATGGGCAACCATTATCGGAAGAACAAATATTATATATTACAAGAGACATTCCAGAGATTGATCCTAACGAAATCCCTGCGCCACCTGACTTTGTGTCAATCGAGGATCTTGAGGATCTGAGGATTGATCCCACACAGCCAATGAACATTGTAAATACAACGCCAGAGCCATCATTTTCAATGGAAGAGCTAGAAGCTAGAATGAGTGGTGCTTTTGCAAATAATGCTGCTCAAGGTGAAGCGCCAATGAATATTGACGCAATTTTAAACCCTACTGCTGCTGAACAACTTGAAGAAGGTTTTATCCCAGTTCAACAAAACCCAGATGATGATATAACTGACATAGTTGATTATGAAATGGTTCCAGAAGATGATATGCAAGAGCGTATTCAGGCCGTAATTGCTGGTCTTGATGATGACTCTGACTTTATTTCAATTGAGGATGCTCTTCAAGATCTGCCAGATCCCTATGGTATATTAGACGATACAGCAGAAGCTGCTGATGAAGTCTCCCGTGCTGCTGAAAATGTCCGTATTCAAGAAGCCATAGCTTTAGCTCCAATCACAAGCGTTGATGACGCAGTTAACACTGAGCAGTTGCGTGAGCTTTACGCAAAGTACAATTTACCAATTCCTACGACAGAAGCAGAACAACGTGCAGCAAATATTATAATAGAATCAAATAACAAAAAAAGTGCTGAAAGTAGCACTGTCCGTCTATCAGACGGGACAGGTATGTATTCTGGATACACGCCCCCAGAAGATTTTAGGTACGGCGCAGACCTTGATTACCTAAAGGCACACGCGCCTGCTGATGTGTACAACAAGCAAGGCCCGACCATGCTTGAGGCTAAACTCATAGAACAGCAAGAGGGCAGGCTAGGCGCGCTACCACCGATTAATGATGGCAACGATGGGCCACGCATTGCGCCTGAATTCTACAGTGCGGCAGTGCAGGCTGCTAGAAAACTTAATGTAAAAAGCGCAAGCTACCCAGAGCTAAAGAGATTAATGCTCAAGCAAAAGGGCGTTAAAATCAAAGAGCTTGAATGGTCAGGAGCTGACGAAGCATTTGAGGGCCGCAAAGATGTAACCCCAAAAGAGCTTGTCGAATATCTAGAAGACAACACAAACTTGATAGAAGCCAAAACCATTCAGGCTACAGGACTTACAGGTCAGGGCGCTGATTATAGTGGTAACATTCGTGTGCTAGAAGAGCGTTATGTTGACCGTGAATTGCCAGCACTTCTTGAGGAAGAAGAAGAATTGTTTTTGGAAACATGGCTAGAAGATGTGGGACTAAGCGGTATGGAAAGCGTTGAAGATTATGTAGCTTCTGGAAATTATATTGCCTTGGATCGTTTTGCAGAGACAAGTTCTGTTGGCGTTGAAACTGGTGAGGAGCTTGCAGAAAAATTTCCTGAAGGTTGGATTTTAGAAAAAAGCGGAAACTCACTTGTACCAGATGGTGTCACACTTGTGTTTGAGAATACAGATGACGCATCAAAATACTCTTGGTTGCAGGTTAAAGACAGCTTCCGCGAAGATCTTCGAGGGACACTGGAAAACGAAGTGGAATACGCTGGATATGATGCTAGTGAATCTGGAAAAGAAAAATATTTAGCTATGCTTTTCCCAGACGGAAATCTTCCAGAGTGGGCCGAAGAAATTTATGGAACAAATACTGCTGATGATACATTTATAGATTTTGAATCTGGTGAACTAGAATACGCTGAGTATTTCCCAAAGGGCGGCACTAATATGAGGGAAACCACCTATCAGTTCAAAGATCCAACGGGCAAGCTGGATGACGATTATTTTCGGATGATGCACT